TGGCTGTGCTCAGTCGTTTCAATCGTGCGCAACACAATCGTGTGTTTGAGGGTGTCACACAACAGCTGGTGGAAAGCGCAAGAGAATACTACAGCAATCTTCAAGAAACACTCAAGCATCTTGGCAGCTCACGTGGCTATCAAGGTTATTTTGAATCCTGGGCTCCAGATCACATTGGTGAAGCTGAAGCTCTGGTGGAAAATCTACGCGACCTGTTTGTGGAACAAACACTGGATGCTAGAATCGAAGCTGCCTTGCCCACATTGGCCAAGATACAACAAGGAACAAAAATGAAAGAAGCAAAAATATTTGAAAACTGGGTCGAACAGATCAGCGAAGGCACCTGGGCACTACCAGACACCCCCGAAGCACAGGAAAAACTCAACGAGCTCATGGCATCAGAACTGATCGTAGGACCCGATGCTACCAACGCCACAGAACAGTTGTATGATGTCATTGGTGATGATCATTTGTTTGATATCTTGAACGACTTGGCTGATCGCGATCCAAGAGCCAATATTTGGGATGACTCTGACGTGCAAGCAAGACTGGCAGAACTGGGCATCCAAACACCTCAAAGTACTGAAGTAGAACCTGCCGACGTTGAGCAAGACACTGCACCTGAACTGAATGAAGAAGGTGAATTTTCCATGGACAATCCTGGAAAACTCAGCAATCAAGAATACAAAGATTCCTTGAACCGTCGTTATGGACAACCTGATTTGGACACATCTCGCATGAATCAACAGACTCGAGATTTCTATGACAGAAACCCCAGTTTCAAACAAAGTGGAAAAGAAATTGTTTCACCTGGTGATGGGCGTCTTGCTTCAAAAGTTGTACCAGCAGTGACTGACACCAAAGTGGGCCGTATTCGTATGAACACCCCTGGAGGCAGTGGACGTGCTGGCAGCGGTATGTCTGGCCCAATGGGCGGTATGAAACCCGGACAATCGCCATCACTTGACAATCCAATAAACAACGAGGATGAATTGGCTGAGATGCTCCGACATGCTGGATTGTCAATGGATGAAGGTGTGTATGATCCTGACTACAGAGGCAACTATCACAACGAATTTGATGAGTTAGAAGATTTGTTAAGCAAAGGAGCACACAGTCACGAAGAAGCAATGCGCAAACGATTCTTAAGTCAAAAATATGGTCTCAATACTCCTGCCGACCTGGCCAAATTACCAGCCTTGCGCAAAGATGCAGAAGCAGGATACACTGCACGTAAATCTGAAATTGATGCTAACTTAGAAAAACGCAATCAACAATACATGCAAGACAAACTTACTGACTTACAGTATGCAGCAGACCCAATGGGATTTCTAAGACAACGTGCAGGAATCGCTCCGGCGGCCGCTACTGCGCCTGCAACAGCTGATGTACCTACTGCGCCTGCAAAAGCCGATGTACCTACTGCGCCTACTGAACCGACACCAGGAACAGATTATTCGTTACCAAGGGCAAAATTGGGATCAAGCCCAAGCGTAAAATTACCTAACTTCAGAGTGGAACCATCCACTGGAGTAGAAGTTCCACCATCTGCTCCAGACAATGCTCCTGGAAAATCTGATCTATTAAACGTTCCTGATCAGAAGCCATCAGTGTATCAACAGTTGGCACAATTGAAAAACAAAACTCGTAGCACCGTGGCAGAAAGTGTGTCATTTGCCACCACCCAACCTATCAACGCATTGAATGATGTGTTGCGTCTTGCAGGCCTAAGCGAAGCCAACACAGCTAAAAAAGACAGTGGTTCTAAAAAAAGCAACACCAAAGACACTGACACCAAAGACAACAGTACCAAAGACAACAGTACCAAAGGTAGATTGAGTACCGTGTATACAGGCCCGGGCCAAACGTTTACTACATCTAGCACTGGACGAGTCAGAGCAACAATAGACAAAGATAGAATAGACGTCGAACCAGGAGATCAAATTGACGAAGGCGACGATGACAGCAGCCCCAAAGGCAGGTTGACTACTGTGTACACAGGGCCTGGTCAAACGTTCACTACATCTAGCACTGGGCGAGTCAACGCAACAATAGACAAAGGCCAGGTAGTTGTTAAACCTGGTGAGCCAAATGTAAAAGAAGGCAGCATTCAAGGCGACACCTGGTCAGCCTCACCTCCCAAAGCAGGCCAACCAAATGTAAAAGCACCCAGCGGTGATCCCGAAGGTGCTCCAAGCACCCCTAGAACAGCCAGTCCAGGTTGGGGCAAAGATTACAAGCCTTTGACCCCCGACACCACAAAAGGTTCAGCCATGGGTGTTAACAAAGGCGGTACTTGGCAAGCTGATCCCAAGGGCACCATCAAAGCACCGGGAGGCGATCCTGAAGGTGTTAAAGAAGGCACACCAACACCAGGACAAAATTTTACCACTACACAAGGCGCACAAATGAAGTACAACCCAACCAGTGGTAGTTGGCAACAGCAGGCTCCTGTAAAACCAAACGATCCGTACACCAATATCAGTACCAAGTCGACTATGAATACTACAGATGTTGGCGGCAAACCAACTTCAACTTATACAAATACCACAACAGCCACTGATCCCACAACTGGCAAATCTCAGACCATGACCGTCAGTGATCTTGATGAAGCTGATCCTAGATGGAGCAGGGATCGAGGAACAGACTTACCACCATTGGAAGGCGGCGTAGCACTGGGCGGAGGAGGTGGTAGTACTGGGTCTTGGGGCGGACTACGATCATCATTCAACAGAGCCAAAGATATCAGTAAAGAGCTTTCCGGCAGCGGCGCCGGCTTTAATCCAGCGACGGCCGGCTCATTTAATCGTCCTACAACACAACCCACAACCACACAGGCAGCACCCCTGGGCGGATTACAAAGTACTCAACCAGGAGCCTTGCGAGTTGGCACCTCAGATCGTCCACCAACAGTGACATCTGCAGGAAGCACACCCAAACTGCCAGACAATTATGAACGACCAGCAGTGATGCGCGGCAGAAACGACCCCAATTTCAAGGGCGACCTTAGCAAAACTGCCAAGCCCAAAATCACAGTCAAGCCTGGTGAGAGCATGAAAGATGCAATACAACGAACACAAACTGAAAAAGAGTTCAGTGACTTCCTCAAAGGCAATGCTGGCGAGAAATTTGGGCCAAAATCTTCTTCGGCCACAGACAAGATACCAGATGCCGGTGATTGGACACCCGGCGGTGTGTACAAGCCAACAACGCCAAAAATACCAGATGCTGGTGATGTTTATCCTGAAAGTAGAAACATGCCTGACGCCATAGATGAAAGCCTGGATTCCCTGCGCGATGTGTTGAAAAATGCCGGCGTTGCTGTGAACGAAGGTGTGTTGACAGATTCAACTGGTAGCACCTTGGATCACATCGTAGACACATACAAGCGTGACGTCAAAGATTTTACCCAAACTGGTGAAATGAGTGATGCATTGTATGACGTACTATATGATTACTACTTTGATGACATGCCTTATGGTACACGGAAAGCCAGAACTGGCGATCCTGGCGAATGGATTAGTGATCGTTTTGCCGCTGACATTGGCATTGATGAAAGTTATATGGCACAACACGTCAACCACATGGCTGAATGTAACTATACCATGGAAGGCGAATACTGTCCACAACATGGACTGGCTGAATGCGGCGGCATGTCATTTGGACTGGAAGAAGAATTATCAAGATTGCAAGATCTCGCAGGAGTGGAAGTACATCCAGTACAAGACCGCAGCGATCAAATAATTCAGATATCCCCAGTACCACATCAGCACGACATCCAAGGCACTGATTTAGATCCGTTGGGAGCAACCACACATCCAGTGGCAAACAGCAATGACATTGAAGGCACTGACCTAGACCCGCTTCCTTTAAGAGTTGATGTTCGCGGCTTTGGCCCCGAGCCTGATGAATTTGGTCCTCAAATGGGCAGTAGTCCACGTGGGCATGAAGTTGACGAAGGTGTTGATTTCAAACCACAAGAAGGTGATGCACTGCTGGCCAGAATAAAATCACTGGCTTTGCTCAGATAATTTTAGACAGATTCACTGAGTGTAAATAGAAGCATGCCTCAATGGCATGCTTTTTTCTTTTGACATGACAATAATACGCACAAATATTAACGGACAATACAACATTGATTTAACAAGTCTCGCTGATTCAGCTCCAATCACGGTGATTGATCACCAGGATGGTTTTTTTGCAAACGCAACGTCTTCAATACTCACAGCAATACAATCAAAGACTGATAGTCGGAGAACAGTTTATTGTGAGTACATCCCCAACTTTGATATAAAAAATAACTATCCTAAGTTAGAAATTAAATTTGATATTAACACTTGGTTTTGTGAGAATAATATCTCTAGAATAGATTCTGAATTTAAAAAACCCAAAGACATTACAAAATTTCTTTGCAGTTTTAATAATTCCAGACACATCGGTCGCATATTGTTGACTTCAGCACTGAACTCGTATGGATATTTTAATCCTGATACTTGTAGTAAAGTTTTTACATTTGATTCTGATAGTCTGGCAGGACAATTGCATGATCTAATTGGTCCACCAGCAAAATGGTACGAAATGTTTTTTGTTCAAAATAACATTAATGACTTTTCAACCTTGCAAGTTGAGTTTGGTCGTGCTGACAGAGATCATCGCCGAAATCAAGAATTCCTTTCTCCGCGAATCGACACAAGTTTTTTGCATCTAGTAAGCGAAACTGTAGCCACTGGTTATTACCCTTTTGTGACAGAAAAGTTTTTTTACAGCGTGGCCGCTGGTAATTTGTTTTTGGCCTATGCTCAACCAGGATGGCACAATCATGTAAGTCACTGGCTTGGATTTCGCCCCTATGACAAAATTTTTGATTATCATTTTGACAACGTTCAAAATCCAGTGACACGATTGATCACTTTGATGGATATGATTTCCAAGTTCAGCCAGTTGAGTCCTTACAACTGGAATGAGCTGTATCGCATTGAACAAGAAACCATTGACTACAACTATGAGCACTTTGCGTCTGGACGATACCTTGCTCATTTGCACAAAAAAATAACCAAACAACAAGGACCCACAGAGCTTGGTCCAGAAATTTTAAAAAAAATAAAATAGAACAAACTGATCATAAATAACATTGACGCTGATCAAACACTAGTATATACTACACAAGTGATACAGTTATTCAGCATCACAGGCAACTTAGATCTAAGCATTTAGATAGGCAACAACATAGGCAACTTAAAGGAGAAAAACTATGGCATCATTAGCAGAAATCAGAGCAAGACTACAGGCAGCAGAAGGCAACAAAGGCAGCAGCCAAACAGGTGGAGATAATTCAATTTATCCACACTGGAACATGGAAGAAGGGCAAAGTGCAACACTGCGATTCCTTCCCGACGCAAACACCAAAAACACATTTTTCTGGCAAGAACGAGCAATGATTCGTTTACCATTCAATGGCATCAAAGGTGAAATGGAATCCAAACAAGTGTATGTACAAGTACCTTGTGTGGAAATGTGGGGCGAAGCCTGTCCTATTCTTGCAGAAGTACGCACCTGGTTCAAGGACAAGAGCCTTGAAGAAATGGGTCGCAAGTACTGGAAGAAACGTAGTTACATCTTCCAAGGTTTTGTGCGTGAAAACCCACTGAGCGAAGACAAAACACCAGAAAATCCCATCCGACGTTTCATTATCGGACCTCAGATTTTTACCATCATCAAAGGCGCATTGATGGACCCTGAACTGGAAGAATTGCCCACAGACGTCTTGCGTGGCTTGGACTTCCGCATCACTAAAACTGCCAAAGGTGGTTTCGCTGACTACAACACTTCAAAGTGGGCACGTAAAGAGTCTGCACTCACAGAAGCTGAACAAGCCGCAATTGAAACTCACGGCTTGTATGACTTGAGCACATTCCTGCCCAAGAAGCCAGGTGATGTTGAGTTGAAAGTAATCAAAGAAATGTTTGAGGCATCAGTTGACGGACAACCTTACGACACAGAACGTTGGGGTCAGTACTTCCGCCCTGCTGGCGTACAAGCACCCGGTGGTGCTGTACATGCTGATGAAGACACGCCAAATGCGCCCAAAGGTCAATCCAATCCAGTAATGCCTTCTCCCAAGGCAGCACCGGCACCAGCTGACTCATTTGACGAAGACGACACTCCTACAGCAGCCGCACCAGTGGCCAAGCCTGCAGCCTCAGGTCAAAATGCCCAGGACATCCTGGCCATGATCCGTAGCCGTCAAGCCAAGTAATTGACAGTACTACACAGAGGGGCTCTCCCTCTGTGTTCTTTAAAAAATAATAGGTGATTCATGGGTAAACCCTTTGACGTTTCAAAATTCCGTAAAGAAATTACAAAATCAATCGATGGCCTCAGCATCGGTTTTAACGATCCTACAGATTGGATCTCAACAGGCAATTATGCCTTGAACTATTTGATCAGCGGCGACTTCAATCGCGGCATCCCGCTAGGTAAGGTAACTGTGTTTGCTGGCGATTCGGGTGCAGGCAAATCATACATTTGCTCAGGCAACATTATCAAGAACGCACAAGAGCAAGGCATCTTTGTGGTGTTGATTGACAGTGAAAACGCACTAGACGAAGACTGGCTCAAAGCATTGGGTGTAGACACAAGCGAAAGCAAACTGTTGAAACTTTCAATGGCCATGATTGATGATGTGGCTAAAACTATCTCCACATTCATGAGTGACTACAAAGCACTACCCGAAGGTGAACGTCCCAAGGTCATGTTTGTGATTGACTCATTGGGTATGTTGTTGACTCCCACAGACGTTAACCAGTTTGACGCAGGTGAAATGAAAGGTGACTTGGGTCGTAAACCCAAAGCACTCACAGCCCTGGTTCGTAACTGTGTGAACATGTTTGGTAGTTACAATGTAGGTTTGGTGTGTACCAATCACACATACGCAAGTCAAGACATGTTTGATCCAGATGATAAAATCTCCGGTGGTCAAGGCTTTATCTATGCATCAAGTATTGTTGTTGCCATGAAAAAGATGAAGCTCAAAGAGGACGAGGACGGCAACAAAGTGTCAGATGTCAATGGTATTCGTGCAGGCTGTAAAGTCATGAAAACACGCTATGCTAAACCCTTTGAAGGTGTGCAAGTCAAGATTCCTTACACAACAGGTATGAGTCCTTACTCGGGTCTAGTGGACTTGATTGAGAAAAAAGAACTGCTCAAGCGCGAAGGCAACAGCTTGGTGTTTACCACCAGCGATGGAGAAATTATCAAGAAGTTCCGCAAAGCCTGGGAAAAGAACGACGATGGTTGTTTGGACAAAGTCATGGAAGACTTCAAGAACATCAAAACTGAGGTAAGTACAGCCGACACAGCGGAGGAATAAAATGTCAGCAGAAGTAGCAAGCGAAATTTGGGGCGAGTTAAAACGATATGTCAATGTGGTAGACCGTATGGATGCTGCTGAAAGCATTGTGGCTATCTTGATTGATCATGACCACGATGTAGACGAAATTCGGGATGCCTTCAAAGGTGATTCAGACATCAAAAAAGCCCTCACAGCATACTTGGACAATGACAAGGACTATGCTGAAGAAGATGAAGAAGACCTTGACGAAGAAGACAACTACAATCTAGAAGATGACTACTGATGTGGTACAGCAAAGTAGTTGCCGACTTAGGCAACATACCTGACTTCATAGCCCATTATGAGAATGAATTAAATCAAGCCAAATTTGACTGTAAAATTGGTGGGCTGATTGAAAAAAATATCACAGCCTTACCTGGCATCACCGAGCACAGATTCAATCAACTGCAAGAGATAGAAGCAGTGTTGAATCATCTCAACATACAACTGAGAAAGATACGCCGCAAACACTTTCAAAAATATCTTGAAGGATATGCTCGTGCGTTGACTAGCCGTGATGCTGAAAAATATGTGGATGGCGAAGATGAAGTCATTGACTTTGAAACCATTATCAATGAAGTGGCGTTGTTGAGAAATCGATTCCTCGGCATCATGAAAGCCATGGAAAGCAAAAACTTTATGTTGGGACATGTGGTAAGACTGCGAGCTGCTGGTATGGAAGACATTCAACTATGACGTTTCTCAATGCTGACGAAAGTCATCAACACAGTTTGCAAACATTGAATCAATTGTTTGAATATGATGACTTCATGATGAGTATCAAAACTGTGGTTGACTTGGGTTGTGGCTCCGGCGAGGACCTAAAATGGTGGGCCACAAGAACCACAAGAGACGATGTTCCTGACCCATTGAATATCAACTGTGTGGGAGTGGACATAGTGGACAGTCTTTCCATGGCAAGAAAATACAAAAATATAATATACCAACCAGGAGATTTTGAAAAGCCAATACATGCTCCCAAAGGTGGATTTGATGTGCTTTGGTGTCATGATGCTTTTCAATACGCAATCAATCCCGTAGGCACACTAAGCAACTGGTGGTCTATGGCCAGTCCGGGTGCTATGTTGGTGTTGATAGTACCAGCGACCCAACGCATCAACAAACGAAATTTAGATTTCTATTTGAATTCGGGTTGTTACTATCACTACACCATGGTCAGCTTGATTTACATGTTGGCCACAGCAGGATGGGATTGCCGCACAGGATTTTTTAAACAAGCACCAGCAGATCCCTGGATAAATGCCATCGTGTACAAGAGTGAACATGCACCTTTGGATCCAAAAACCACTACTTGGCAACAGTTGTCTGAGATGAAACTTTTGCCTGAATCTGCAGATCCAAGTGTGTATGCCCATGGATATCTACAGCAAAGAGATTTAATAGTGCCTTGGATTGATCGAAGCTTGGCCACAATGATGGTATCATGACCGGAATATACAAAGAACTTTTGCCCAAGTACGACTTGGTACACAATTTTATCACCGAGTATCAGACCAGGAGCCTGATAGATTGGGGGTGCGCAAATGGATTTCTTCTTGATCGTGTGGCGGCAAAGTTTCCCAATATTCGAGCATTGGGAGGCTACGATCCTGGTAACCCTGATTACAATGTCGTTCCTGTTGGTACCTATGATTGTCTTGTCAGCTGTGACGTGATTGAACACTTTGAACCCGAATTATTAAATGAGTCACTAAAGCTCATGCAAAGCAAGTTCCAACGTGCAGCCTTTTTGATCATTGCTTGTTATCCTGCAAAGAAGCATCTACCCGACGGACGCAATGCACATTTAATTGTGGAAAACTGTGCGTGGTGGATGGATCGGGTGCAACAACAGTTTGATCAATGCCATGTCACTTGGTGGGAGGCTGTAGACTATGGTGGCAAACCACACAAAGGTATCGCCCCAAAACCTGAACTCAGACTGATATTAGAAAAACTTTGATTTAATAAAATTTTTAAATCTAAGCCAAGCAGACAACCCGCCCACTGGATTACTTGCAATAAAAGCTGGCAAATCAAATGGCTTGTCTGACTTGTACCAGATCAAATGAATTTTTTCATGCGATAATTTGTCCTGCCACCAGGCCTGATCATGCACACATACAAAAGGTTTCTTGCTACGAGCTTTTTTGGCTTCAGGAATGGGCTGAAGTGCAATTACACATATCTTATTGCAACGACTCAACATGAGTTCTAGCACTGCATCTATATCTGATTCGGGTATGAATGGCAACACATCCAAGCAGACAACCAAGTCCCATGTGCCTGGCGGCAAATCAGCATGTTTTTCGTATGCTGGATCATGCATGACATAATCCTTTATTCCAATCAGTTGCGCAAAATTGTTTTCGTCTTGGGGATATTGCAATCCTTTGCCACAACCATAATCTAACATGGTTTTGCAACGGTACTTTTGCACTATTGAACGCAGTTGTTCGATGTATTGATAACTGCCATATCCTCCCCAGTTTATACTTTGTTGCTGGAACTCTTGGCTGCGTTTTAACGTTTCATAGTATTGGTCGGTGAACATTGATTTACTTAGCACAAAACTGCACATATAAATATCAACATGAAAATAGTAATAGTCACAGGCGGATTTGATCCGCTACATTCTGGGCATATTGCCTACTTTGAAGCTGCCAAGGCCTTGGGAGACAGACTTGTAGTTGGGATCAACAGTGACGAGTGGCTCACACGCAAAAAAGGTCGTCCATTTATGCCTGCCACTGAACGCCGGGCTATCATTGAAAATTTACGTGTGGTAGACAAAGTAATTGAATTCAATGATGACGATGGATCAGCAATAGACGCTATTCGTGTTGCCCGTAACTACTATATGTTTCCAGGTACCAAGTTTATATTTGCCAATGGTGGAGATCGCACAGCCGATAACATACCAGAAATGGTGTTTGATGATGTGGACTTTCGCTTTGGTGTGGGCGGCGAACACAAAATGAATTCAAGTTCATGGATTCTCACAGAATGGAAAACACCTCGAACGGATCGTGCCTGGGGACACTATCGTGTGTTGCACGAAGTAGGCGCCAATACCAAACTCAAAGAACTCACTGTGCTGCCTCATACTTGTTTGAGCATGCAACGACATGAACAACGTGCAGAATTTTGGTTTGTGGCCGAAGGTGAAGCCACAGTGTACACAGTTGATCCGCACAGCACAGATTATGACTTGATGGCCAGCCCCGGACGACATCAATCCTGCTGGATCAAACTCAATGAGTGGCATCAGCTGTGCAACGAAACTGACCAACCACTAAAGTTGATTGAAATACAATACGGTGAACGCTGTGTTGAGGAAGATATTGAACGCAGATGAAACCTATTCCTGTGTTTGTGGGCTACGACCCTAGAGAAGCCATTGCATATCACACATGTGTGAATAGCATTATTAGACATGCCAGTCAGCCTGTGGCTATTATTCCTGTGGCGTTGAACTTGTTCAAAGACTACGATGAAATACACACCGACGGTAGCAATCAATTTATCTACAGTAGATTCCTTGTGCCACACTTGATGGACTACCAAGGTTGGGCCATCTTCATCGACGGTGACATGATTTTGCGAGGCGATATTGTGGAATTATGGGACTCCAGAGATTTCACCAAAGATGTCATGGTGGTCAAACATGACTACCAAACACGAATGCCTGTGAAATATCTTGGCAGCAAGAATGAAGACTATCCACGCAAGAACTGGTCAAGTGTGATCTTATGGAACTGTAACAGTTATCCCAATCGCCGACTAACACCAGAGTTTGTACAACAATCAACCGGTGCTGAACTGCATAGATTCACTTGGCTGGACGATGAGCGCATTGGTGAACTGCCGCCGGAGTGGAACTGGTTGGACATTGAATACGACGGGAACCCTGACGCCAAGTTAGTGCATTACACCTTGGGAACTCCTTGCTTTCATGAGTTTGCCGACAAAGGAAATTTTTCGGAAGAATGGCATTTAGAAAAACTTCTAACCAACTATTGTGAACAAAGAATATCAACAGATAAACAAAAAGTAGAATCTGCCCCGTTGCCACGCCATGAATTTGACATGGTGCCACCAGAAATGCAGGAACTATTTAGAGACCTTGTCAAGTATCGCGTGGACCCAGCAGGTGACTACTATGGTCTAGGCCTGGAGTCATTGACTGAGAAAATACAGGCCCTGGACAATCAGGCCGTGCATGCCATTGACAGCGAATTTAGATACCAAGAAAAGGGAAAAATGTTTGATCCAGTACTACAGAGTTTTACCATGGGAGCAGGCGGCCAAATAACCACCTGGAGCAAAAGCGAACCCAGCATGGTGCCAGTTATCCTGCGTGGTATCACCAAGCGCAAAGAAATGCGAGCGTGTCGTGAACGTGGCCGAGACTTTTATTACATTGATACTGGATACTTTGGCAATGGCAAAAAGAAAACATACCATCGTGTGACCCTAAACGATGTACAAAACTTTGGTCCCATAATTGAACGTCCGGGCGACAGATTTGAACGCACAGGCATCAAACCTGCCAAGTGTCGTGCAGACGGCGGCAAAATCTTGTTGGCACCTCCCAGTCAGAAGTTGTTGAACTTGTACGACATTGACCTGGAACAATGGCTAGAGCAAACCCTGGCCGAAATCTCAGCCAACACAGATCGAGAAGTCATAGTTCGCCGCAAACCAGGTCGCACCGCTAGAACCAGTGATGACAGCATGGAAGCAGCTTTGAGTCAAGACATTTATTGTCTGGTGACCTTTTCTAGTATTGCTGCCGGCGAAGCATTGATATACGGCAAACCCGCTATCACACTTGGTCCCAACGCAGCCGCGGCATTATGCAGTAACTCCATTAGCGAGATTGAATATATTAAAAAACCCAGCCTGGAAGAGATACATGCATGGTGTAGACACATTGCTTATTGTCAATTCACCGAGCCAGAAATGCGTGATGGCACTGCCTGGAGAATCTTGCAAGGTGGTTGACGTAGTAGTTTACGTTAGTAGTGTGGCAAACCCACAAAAGCATTCTAGGAAAATACAGTGCCTGGAAAGTTTTGCTGATGGTGTTCGTGCTGTGGGCCACACTGTGGTAGTAGAATGGGAACATCGTTATACCCCCAGTCGATTGGCAGTGATGTTGGGTTGGGCTACTACAAACACTGGCGGCCGTAATATTGCATTGCGAAAAGAGATCATCTCAGAACAACGCCAACGAAAACTTCACACCATGTGCATAGATGCATCATGCTGGAAATATCTCGACGAACATGGCAGTTATTTGCGATACAGCCTCAACGGACCATTTTATGATCGTGCTGAGTATGCCAACCGCAATAGTGATGCTGGTAAATGGACAGAAATAAGTCAACAGTTGGGTGTACAATTAAAACCTGTTCGCAACAACCATGCAGGATATATTTTGATTTGTATGCAACGAGATGGCGGTTTTGCCATGAAAACTTTGAATCCTATCCAATGGCTGAATGAAAAGATTCAGCAAATTAGAACAGTGAGTTCAAGACAGATTTATGTCCGCCCTCACCCAGGACAGTACAATATGCAAGATTTTGCACAGTATACAACCAAACAAAATCAACACAATGTTGTCATACTCGAACCCACACAAAGTTCTTTGTTTGAAAATCTGCAAGGGGCACATTCAGCAGTGTTTTTTAACAGCAGTGCCAGCGTGGCAGCAGTGTGTGAAGGCATACCAGTGTTTGTGGATGATTCAAGTTGTGTGAGCTGGACAGTCGCCAACCAAGACATTTCCAAGATCGAAACACCCAATACCTTTGCTAGAGAACAATGGGTCTATGATCTAGCATCCGCACACTGGAGCGATGAAGATGCACAAGCAGGCCGCATTTATCAAAAGTTTTTACCGTATTTGGTATAACTCCACAAGCTCTGCAATATTGCCTTTGGCAAATTCGTCAACGTGGAACTGACTCCATGCAATATGATCCCACCAGTCAGCTCGATCGGGGTATTGTATATTGGCCAAATTTTCTACGCCGCCCATGAGCAATGTGGTCATGCTGGCATCCACAGTATATGCAGGTATGCCTGACAGCACAGCCTCCACACAGGCCATGGTACGTTCTCCAACCACAGCATGTGCTCGAGACAGTTGATTTTGAAAATGCTGAAATCGCAATGCTTTCTCCCCAGCCTTTTTGCGCCATACTATAGGACCAGACCAGTACTTGCTGATTTCTGTTTTTATCATCGCACACCACTCGGATATGTTCATGCCCCGACGTTCAACTAACAGCTCATTTATGGGCATGGGTACCAACACATATTCGCCAGGTCTCTGTTGCCATTCTTGTTGCACAGGTGCGGGAAACAACATAGCCCTGCTGTAAGGTCTAGGGCGTAGGTTCATGTTGTGATGTCCGCAGTAGGTGACCCTGCGTGTGGCTCGACGCGGAGTATCCAGTCCCCAATATCCGTATTCAATTTCAATCCAGGGACGACCACTGGCAATCCATTCTTTGAGTGGCGACCACCATGGCGCAAAATGGCTCACAACCAACACATGGTCTTGTGGTATCTGATTCAAACGATCAAATGTTTTTAGTCCTTGCCGCTGCCAAGGTACCAGACTCCAAGTTTCAAACTCGCCTTTGACTTCTGGTGACCATGCATATTTTATTGCCACCCCATGATCCAATCGTCTTTGACCTGATCTAGCCTGACCATGCCCCAAGATTTTAATAGTTCAATGGCAGCATGTTGCCCATACTGATCACTGTAGGCATCGTGCGGTTTTTGTTCTACCACAACAACAGGTCTACATCTCTTTATGGTCTGTTCAGCACCTTGCAAGATACGATATTCATAGCCTTCGCAATCCATTTTGATATAGTCTACTTCATCCAAATCTAAATCATCCAGTCGGTATACTTCAGTATCACCTTGCCCTAATGTGGCAGGATCAATGTGTGTATGACCAGTATTGCCTTCAGTGATGATCATTGTGGCCTTGGTACGTCTATCGCCCAATGCAAAGTCTTTTACTTGCAAGTTATCTGCAGATACATTTTTAATCAAGCACTCGCGAAACATGGCCACAGGTTCAAATGCCAACACTGTATTGAAGTTCTTGCAAAGGCTACGACTCCACAGGCCCACATTGGCACCAACGTCCAGGGCCACACCACGACGCTTGGCATGTGTTAAACTGCGATCACGCACTTGGTATTGATACTCAGCAGGACCACCTTTGTCTATGCTTTTTTTCAGCATCTTTGGAAAATGTGATTCAACGTCTGGGAACCACCACCCTTGATATTCACGCACTTAATATCTCCTCTGTTTGTTTAAGTATTTGTTCGGCTGAGCCGTTTTTGAATTCATCTATGTGAAACTGAGCATAGGCCAAATGATATGCCCAGGCCAGCACTTGGTCTCGATCGGGAAACCATGGATTGTCTATTTGGCTTAAATCTGTATTACTTACCGGCCTGGCAGCATTGCTGGGCGCCATAGCAAACACAGGCACACCTGCTAAGATGGCTTCTGTGGCTGCTATTGAGTTGAACGTTACTACAGCATGCACATCATCCAAGGCATGTTCTACACGATTGGTTTTTCTATCAGTGCGACTCCGATTGCGCTCACGTATGACAATGAGTCTATCTGTGTGTTGTTGGATTGTGGCTGTGGTTTCTGCCAGCCATGCTTCTAGTTCTATATCATAGAATTTACAAGGCTTTTCGTCAGGAGCAACAATCAGTATGTTGCTGCCATAGCGTCGGTTGGCTGCCTCTAGTCCCAGTTGGTTCCAGCGATCACTGGGACGTGGTATTACTGCATCATGTTGTAAGTTGTTGGGCACAATGCGATGATAGTGTTTCCATCCATGAGGATTTTTATGACTGGGACGATTGCCCAGGTACCCTGAGTCCATGTATCTAAATGGTCTGTTATCTGCCCAGCACCGTTTGATGATCTTGTGTTTCATTATGCCACGCAACATGAGTGGTTCTGTGCTGTCCTCATAGCACCATGACTCCAAGGGTGTACTCTCAAGCCCGAGCCCATGTGCATACATGTCAATGTATTCGTCGTCACCATTTTTGCTGAGAAATATCATTGCCAGTATTTTTCAGTGCGTTGAATCACAAGGTCTTTGAGTTTGCTACGACCACTGCCTTTGCGTTTGCCTTTAAGGTGGTCAATGTATGCACCCCACTCACAATTGATCAGTGGGTGACCTTCGCCATTGATTAGGCCTGCTGACCAATTGAGTTCTGCTAGGTCACTGCGAGCCTTGACATCATCAAACACATAACTGTCGTGCCATTCACTCAGTTTAAAAATACCATTTTCTGCATCATCATACATGCGTTGAAACTCAGTGAGAAACTTTTGAATAACGGGCTCACTTAAATGCATGCCATACAATCCACATTCAGTGAATTTGTTGCTACGACCAGCATAACAAATATGCTTTGAGTCCGGAAAAAATTCAGCAATGCGTGACACAGTGATTGGACTATGGCAAACCATGTCAGCATCCATCCAAATCAACCACTCAGTGTTGCAGGTACGAGCAGCATGAAATATAGTGTAAACTTTGTGAGCAAAGCGTACTGCTTGCCATTTAAACGCCTTGCGTTCACTGCCAGGCCCAATGTCTCCATTGGCCTTGGGCACATTGCGCCATTTGTTTTTGAATGCCACAAGATCAGGACTCACTTGTTCTAAATCCAGTACTTGTAAATTGGGTGCAGTTTGTGTCACATCACAACCTTCAGTGTACACTTTGAGCACAATGTCTTGAGGCCAAGTGCGTAAAAATGTGTCAATCATGCGTGAGCCGTAAGTCTTGTAACCGTCGGCGTTAAAAGTGGTACATACAGTGTATTTCATAAACGTATTTACAGTGATAAAAACCATAGCTTATTTTCCTGCCCAATGTGCATTGAACAGTAAACCAGTAATGAGTGCATTTCTGGACTGTTGTCAAGCCGCAGGCATACAAACACAAGAAAACTCAATGACCGCTGACGCGGCAGTGATTTGGTCAGTGCTGTGGCATGGTAGAATGAAGCCAAATCAAGCAGTGTATGAACACTATTGCAGGCAAAACAAACCGGTGATTGTGATAGACATTGGTGCGCTGTATCGTGGACAGACTTGGAAGCTGGCTGTAAATCATATCACTCGAGATGGCTATTATGGTCATTATGACAATTTGGATTGGGATCGTCCTAGAAAGTTGCAAATAAGCCTGGCCACACAGGTTGCACCAGGACCAGAAATCATCATTGCCGCACAACATAGAAACAGTTTGCAAGTTGCGGGCATTGGCAGCATGGAATCATGGGTGTTGGAACAAATCCAACTGTTACGAAATTCAACTGATCGTCCCATACGTATACGAGCACATCCTCGTAGCCCATTACGTATGCCATATATGCCCAACAATGTCACAATGGAAGTTGCACAGCCTGTGGCCAATACTTACGACAGTTTTGACATGCATTTCAACTGTCATGCTGTGGTCAATCACAACTCAGGACCAGGCACTCAAGCAGGCATTGCAGGATGTAGACCCATTGTGGCACACAGCAGCCTGGCATATCCTGTGGCAGTGGGTATGCCTGACATTGAACAACCTTATACTATAGATAGAGCATTGTGGCTAACACAGATATGCCACACTGAATACACAGTTGAAGAATTACGAGAAGGACTATGGCTAAAAAGAATACAACACCAACTGGACCAATAAACTGTGCCTGTGTGATACATGGAGACCTCTACGATTGGATCTACGTAGAGCGTTTGTACAACATGCTAAATCGTCATATTTCTCCTGGCGTTAGATTTCATGTGTACACTGAAGCCGCTAGATCAGTACCACCAAACATGATAAAACATGAACTTGAGGACTGGGGGATCGGTGGACACAAACGTGGTTGGTGGTACAAAATGCAACTGTTTAATCCCGAACACCATACAGGACCAATGTTGTATTTTGATCTTGACACTGTGATAGTTCGCAACATAGACTGGATTTGGCAACAGCCCACTCGTTATTTTTGGACAGTAAAAGATTTTAAATATCTTTGGAGGCCTGCACACACCGGCGCCAACACCAGTGTAATGTGGTGGGATACTGAAAAATATGCTCGAGTATGGCAAGAATTTCGCAGTCAGTCATTGGACAGCATAATACACAGATATCCTGGAGATCAAGATTACATTACCAAATCAGTAGGGCCAGCTGAGATGAGATTTTTTGATACAGAACGCATCAAAAGCTGGCGTTGGCAATGTTTAGATGGTGGGTACAATTTTACTAGAAGAAAACATCTGCAACCCAGAACCGGCACAACAATAACAGACCAAACAGCAGTGTTGGTATTTCACGGAAAACCAAAACCCATGGATCTAACAGATTCTGTTATTAAAGAGCATTGGAAATGATAAATACTTTATAAATGGGAGACTTGCTAAATGGCTACAAAAAATTTGAAATTCTGGGGCACAGGATACTATGCAGATGACACTGAAAATGTTGCATCAATTGTTGCTACATTAAATGGAACTGTAATCTACACTGGAACAGTGCCATCTAAAAATATCACAGATTTTAATCGCGCCGCAACAGCACAGCAGGTGTTGTTTTCGGTTGATGTTGATGAAAATATGGTCGGTGATTTCCCAATGGCTGTGCAATGCACCGGCGGTGACAGCGTAGATGTGCAACAAGTATTCATGCTTGATGTACTGCCTGCCAGCCCAATTGCTGATTGCCGTAGCAATGTGGCACTTGATGGTGTGCCGCAATCAAGAGGACCCAATGCAGATGCGTTCCCAGTTGACGGCACTTGGTCATATCAAATTCCAAATGGCAGCACATTGACTCACACATTAACCATTTACAACTACGACTCCAATTCACTGGCCTGGGCAGTAAAAGTCGGCCAGTTAAATTCTACTCCTCCGGCATAATAAAATCAATACAAAAACCCTGCTCCGGCAGGGTTTTTTTTGTCTGCTAAAAAGTAGTACTTTTGTAGTACTTGACCAATAATTCCCATTTTGCTATAATAATGGCATACAAAGCAAAAAGGAGCCACTATGCAGATCACCACAGCAATCAAACAAATACAAAAAGAAGCAGACTTCCTGGGCATGCCCCTGTTGGAAACCCTGCAAGACATTCAAAAAAACGGTCGCATGGTGTACAGTGAGCGCACAATGAAAGCGTTTGTTGTTTTTATGCAACAAGGTCAAGCATTGTTTGCCCCGGTTGACCAATAATCCATCTTTTGCTATAATAGAGACATAAACAGTAAACAACCGCACACAAAAGGAGCCAACCATGAGTGCAATTCGAGTTATCAAAGGTGAGTATCGCAATCGTCCCGTTGCCAACAAGAGTTTTGCTCTTGTTAGCGGTTTCCAAACTGGAGCAAAAGGCAGTTTTGTCACTGTCAAAAACAACGGCACATTTCCCAATTGCCCCGATACTATTCGGATCAAAGTCAACAAAATTAGCGACATCGAGTATGTCAATGGAGATGCAGTGAGCAAAGAAAATACAGTGGCGTTTGTTGCCCCCCAAGTAGAAGCAGAAACAGAAGAACAAATTATGACACGTATTCGTGAGCGTTTTGACATCTTGCATGAGATGACAAAAGCCTGTGTCAACGGTGACATCCGTGCTATGATTGTGTCAGGCCCTCCTGGTGTGGGCAAGAGCTTTGGTGTTGAGCAAGAGATCGAAAAAGCCACACTGTTTGACAAACTGGCAGGCAAGCGTCTCCGTGCCGAAGTTGTCAAAGGTAGTGCAACACCCATTGGCTTGTATCAAGCCCTGTACAAATATTCCGATGACAATTGTGTGTTGGTGTTTGATGACTGTGACAGCATTTTGCTTGATGACGTGGCACTGAACTTGCTGAAGGGTGCCCTGGACTCTGGCAAAAAGCGTACCATTTCATGGTTGTCAGAGTCTAGCACTCTGCGTCGTGAAGGCATCCCAGATCGTTTCGAGTTCAAAGGTTCGGTGATCTTTATTACCAACTTGAAGTTTGATCAGATGAAGAGCCAAAAGTTGCGTGATCACTTGGATGCACTGCAATCACGCTGTCACTATCTTGACTTGACACTGGACACCATGCGTGACAAAGTGTTGCGTATCAAGCAGATTGCCAAAGACGGTGTGTTGTTTGCAGACTATGATTTTGAAGAGTGTGTGCAGGACGAGATCATTGAGTTCATGGAAGCAAATCAGAATCGTTTGCGTGAGATGAGCCTGCGTATGGCGCTAAAGATTGCAGACTTGCGCAAGAGCTTTGCAGGCAACTGGAAGCGACTGGCTGAAACAACATGTATGAAGAGTGCCTAACATGTCAGCAATGAACATTGTGAATTTTTTGTTCGTGTTTGTCAGTGGATACTTTGCTGTGCAGTGTTTCCGAGAAGGCAATACATTTTGGGGCTGGTTCAATGTGTTTGCCAGTGCCATGAATACGGCAGCAATAGCATTGGCAGTGGCGAGGTGATCATGGCTTGGCTTGCTGTACTACTGTTGATATTTCTAGGTCACATTGGCTTTGCATTTTTGTTGGCATTCTGTATTTTGATAGTTGAATAAGGTTTACCCCGGGGATTGGTTGGCTCCGCCCTGGGTTTTTACAACAGGCTCTTCGGAGCCTGTTTTTTTGACTTTGTGTTGCAATAAGTATATACTACTATATGATCAAAGTTTATTTCCCGCCGGGATGTTATGGCACATACTTGTCACGGTGTATTTACAATTATACCAATTTAAGAACTGAACCATTTGAAGAGTTGATGTTCAGTGACAATGGTAGTAGTCATCAGTTTTGGTCTAAGAAAAAACAGTTATCAACAGTTATACGATACGGTCACATTGATGATACAGCATTGAATGTTGATTGTGAGCAAGTGGTTGTTGTTGTTCCTTGTCAAGATCATGGGTTGGATTATTACAACAATCAATTTTTTAAAACACAAAGTGATCATTTGATTGGTTATATTTTATATCAAATGTCGCAAGATGAAGCCAGCTATAAACTCAAAACACATTGGGGATACACAGGCAAGTTTGACGATACTGTTCCTAGATGGATCATGAGGGAGTGGTGTTCTTTTTGGATAAGTGATGTACTCGATCAGTCATACAACTCAGGAGAATACAATAAAATACCAGCAACAGCTCAAATATCAACCCAAGATATATTTGAAAATTGGCCGCAATCATTTTCTCAGTTGGCACTGTCACTGAATTTAGTTGTCACAGTTAGCATCGACACAATAAAAAAACAACATGAGAATTTTTTACAGGTACAGAAATCTCACAACATTCAATTTAAATGCCATCAGTATGTCAGTGACTTGCTCAACAACGTTGACAACGAACTAGTGTTGAACAGTATCTTTGATGAAGCATACATACAACATTTATTGCGACAGCACAATTTAGAAATTCGTTGTGACGGACTTGATGTGTTCCCCAGTACAACGCAACAACTTAAAACGTTGACCTATGAAACAATATAGAATATGACTTTTTGTTTTTCTCCTTGGACCAATATTGACATCAGCCCCATGGGCAGTATAACTCCTTGTTGCAAATTTATCACAAAGTCTTATGATCAAAAATTCAATATTGAAACACACACTGTGCAACAGTATCAACGCAGTGACTTTTTAAAATCCGTAAAACAACAATTCCAGTCTGGGCAGTGGCCCGAAGGCTGCACAAGATGTCGTATTGAAGAAGAGAACAATATTGAAAGCAAACGTCAACTGGATTTCTCACGTTGGCACATGCATTACGCTGACTATGATATCAACCAACACGGTTTTATCACTGCCAGCATTGCGTTTGGAAACACTTGCAATCTCAAATGCATCACATGTAGTCCATACAGTAGTAGTCGATGGCGCGGAGAATACCGAACAGTGTACCTTCAGGACATAAAGAATTTTCATTTTTACAAAGACAATTTTGTAACTGATTTTATTGCATCTGCTCCTGACCTAATACACATTGACATACCCGGAGGAGAACCCTTTCTCAGCGGCATTGACGAACAAAAGGCCTTGCTCCAGCACTATGTTGATACCAACCAAGCTGGCAATATTTCCTTGCACTACACCACAAATGTTACCACATGGCCAGATCAAGAATGGTGGGATCTGTGGCAACACTTCCGAGAGATTGACATGCAATTGAGCATAGATGGTGTGGGTGATCGATATAATTACATTCGTTACCCCAGTGACTGGAATCAGATACAGCCCAATGTGTCAAAATATCTGGAGTGCCAAAACTTACCAAATTTCCGTCTCAGCGTGAGCCACACTGTGAGTGCGTATAATGTCTATTATATTGATGAATTTCTTGAATGGTGCTATAATATAGGACTGCCTGCTCCGTGGCTGGGTCGCGTACACAATCCTCCACATATGAGACCTTCGGTGTGGTGCAAACATGCACGAAAAGACATTGTAGAAAAACTAAGAACAAGTCAATATGCCGAAGCACGAACCTGGGCAGACTTGGTTGAAAACACAGATGACAGTGAGCATTTTGCAGACTTTAAACGATACTTGCATGAACACGACCAGTATCGAGAATTAAATTTCAAACAAACATTTCCTGAACTGGTTCAATACATATGAAAAGATGCACAATACACATACGTGACGAAGTAAACATCAAGATTGAAGGCCTGGACTTGGATGCTCGCAAGGCCTTGGTCACAGCTTTCAAATATGAAAACCCTGCCGCACGTTATTTGCCAGCAGTACGCTTAGGACGCTGGGACGGCAAGATAGCATACTTTCAACTGGGTGGATCAACTTATGTAAATTTGTTGCCTGAGATTGTGCCCATACTTGAAAAATTTGATTACGACATTGAACTGGACGACCAACGTGACTATTCCAACACATTCAACTTTGAACAAGTAACAGAAACAAGTTTTGAACATGTGACCTGGCCCAAGACACATCCAGCCGCAGGTGAACCCATTATGTTGCGTGACTATCAAGTGGAAATCATCAACAACTTCCTGGCCAATCCACAGTGCATACAGGAAGTGGCCACAGGTGCAGGTAAAACTATTATGACAGCGGCACTAAGCAATGCTATCACGCCGTATGGACGTAGCATTGTTATAGTGCCCAACAAGAGTCTAGTAACACAGACCGAAGCAGACTATATCAACATGCAACAAGATGTTGGTGTGTATTTTGGTGACAGAAAAGAATATGGGCGCACACATACAATCTGCACATGGCAGAGCCTAAACAATCTCTTGAAGAACACCAAAGCAGGAGTAGGTGACTGCACCATAGGTGAGTTTTTAGAAGGTGTGGTGTGTGTTATTGTGGACGAAGTACACATGGCCAAAGCAGATGCACTCAAAACTTTGCTGACAGGTGTAATGGCTCGAGTGCCAATTCGCTGGGGGTTGACTGGAACTGTGCCCAAAGAGAAGTTTGAAAGCCAAGCACTACTGGTAAGTCTTGGACCTGTGATTGGCAAGCTCAGTGCCAGCGAATTACAACAACAAGGTGTGTTAGCCAACTGCCATGTCAACATCGTGCAACTCGTTGATCATGTAGAGTACAAAGACTATCAGAGCGAACTCAAGTACTTGTTGGAAGAGTCCGGACGACTAGACACCATGGCAGATCTTGTGCGGCAAGTAAATGAAACAGGCAACACTCTTGTGTTGGTGGACCGTACCGAGTGCGGTAGACAACTGGTAGCACGGCTGGGAGACAAGGCTGTGTTTGTATCCGGTGCTACCAAAGGATCAAAACGACAAGCAGAATATGATGAGGTAGCAGATGCAGTTGATAAAATCATTGTGGCAACTTATGGTGTTGCTGCCGTTGGTATTAATATTCCTAGGATTTTTAATCTTGTGCTTGTTGAACCTGGCAAGAGTTTTGTGC